TCCGCTTCGAACGTTGGCAAAAGGAAGGTGGTAGATCTCTGAGATCTGTGTTCCTTCTCTATTCCAAATAACATTTAATGCATAACCTTGGTAAAGAGTATAATCTAATGTAATTCTTTCAAATATTTCATCAATAGTCTCACCTTTTTGGTTAATGTATTCATCACCTATTAAATCAATTCCTTCACCATATATTCCATCTTTTACTGCTTGTGCACATGTATGGTGCATTGCAGAAGAATCATACATTTCAATTAATTTTTGTGGAAAAAGATTATCTTCTCCATAATACATGTAATCCTTGTTTCTAATCTCCTTAATAACAGGAAGTGCAGGTGCAGCAAATTGATGACCTACTAAAGAATACAATCCCTTATCTGCGTTTGGTAATTTTTTCTTCATATCTTAATATTGGGGTCTGTAGTAAACTACTGACTCTCTGTTTTCTGTTTCAACTCCTGAGTTAAATGGTTTTTCATTCATTCTACCACCAGGGTCAGTTATTAGTTTTATATAACCCTTTTCGTATGCTATAGTATTTGAATCTATAGAATAGTAATATACGCCATTAGCGTGTCTATCCTTAAAATCTGCAGGAAAAGTAATCTCAATGGTTGTATATCTATCGTTTTGAAAAGTTCTTGTAAATGATAGACTTTGAGGTTCTTTAGAATAACCACTAGTTAATACAAACTCTCCAGTAGATGGAATGTCGATTGAGTTAACTGAAAGTTCCTCTGTAGTTGAATTTACTGTTAATGTCATATAGTTAGTATCTTTACTATTAAATATAAAAAACAGCACAGTTGTAAAAGAGATAGATAGATTATGTATAAAAGACTTATTAAATACGGAGATTACACCGAAATGCAGTGGAAAACACTCAATGGACTCACTAGCGTAGATAATGAGTTGCGTAGTATTGCACAACTAGTAGGACCAGAATACAAAGCATGGGTATGTGGCGGTATTTTAGAAGATCGAGATACACAAGATTTAGATATTATTCTTACAGGACCTAATAGACCTGAAAGAATTAACTACTTATTAGAAGAAATAGTAGAAATAGGATTTAAAAACCACATTTGGATTGACGTTAAATATTCACTCTCTGGTGAACTCTTTATACCATCGCAATATAATATACATAATGAGAGAAAGAACTTCCTGTGGGCATCCTATGCACCTCAAATCACTATTAATAATAGAACCTTTAGGTATGGAATTGAAAAAGACGGTCTATGGCAGTCTACTCAAAGATTACCACTAACTAAAGGTTACTCTCCTGTAGACCCAATCCTGTTAACGTAAAAAAGGGAACCATTTCTAGTTCCCTTTTTCTATTGTGTGATAGTAAAATCTATTAAGATTCAACTATTGCTCCGTCTACTTCAAACATTGGTTTTGCTTCGATAGCACCGATGGTAATTTCATACCCGTTTCTATCTTGATAGGCAACACCCGAAGTATTCGCTGATGTTTCACCATATGCACCACGCTCTAAACCTATTGACCAATATCGCCCATTATTGTCTTTTGCTACAACGATCATATCAGTTGCTTCAAAGATTAATTGTAATTGATCTCTAGTAGATGCTTGCATTTGGTTTAACACGATCACTGCTGATTGCGCATAAGTTACAGTTCCTTGTGCAACGTCTCCAGTTACTGTTTCAGTAATAGAAGAAGTTGTTCTAGGCACCTCATACTTAAAGAAATCGGCAGGAGCAAGACTCGATCCACCAACCGTGATGGAAGTAACAGTGCCATTAGATTCAACGAACGATTCAGTAGGACCATTCGCAATAAAGATTGCTTCAATTCCACCCTGGTTTGTTGAACACGGATTAAGGACACCATTTGTTATGTTACTACATGCCATAATTTAATATAATTTTTTTTAAGTTTGTTTGCTTATGCAAGATCGTTTGTTGAGAAAAGATTTTTTTCGCCAACGCCTACTCCAAGTCGCCACGCCGCGCGGAATTTCATGATGTCTTCACCCTGGTCGTAGAACCATACGAATGAATCCATTTCATCTTGTAAACCAGTTGCTGCGATGATCATTTTTCCGGGTCCAGCGAATACGTAATCAGAACCAACTAAACCAGATGACTTAACAACTGTAATGTTAGTTCCTGGAAGCATTACTACTTCGTTACCAGAAACTGAATCAAAATGATAAAGGTTAGACGCAACGAGTGCTCTAACTAAAGTTCTGTAGTTCGCAGGCGAACAAACCATAATTAAATCGTCTCTGTCTTTAACTGACTCGTCGATTGCATCGTATAAGTCTAGCGCTTGATCCACTGCGTTTTGCACCGTCCACGCTACTGCACCTGCAGGAACGTTAGCACCGTTAGCACCAGTAATCTGACCTTTAAGACCAGCAGTTGCACCGAAACCGTTGATTAAGAAACCTTCGTTGTATTTTGTTAATTTCTCTGCGTATTGGTTTGAGATAATTTCCTCAAATGGGATTTCATCGTTACCCGTGCCAGCGCTCATGAAAGCAGACTGGTATACGTCGCGTAGGTCCTCAACGCACACAGACGTTTTGCTCTGAAGCGACTCAATAGTCACAGGTATTTGGGTATACGTAATTTCTCCATCCGGTGTGAATCCGCAGGATAATGCCGATACAGGTAAGTCTGCGTCGACTAAATTGATACTTACTGTTCCACTTTGCATACCTGTTCTAAGGTCTAAGTAAGAAAGTAAGTCAGTCTTTAAGACTGATTTAGAGATTAACTCTAATGATAATTGGTCTGTGTAAGCAGGTAATGCTGCTACATTAAATCCATATGCCATAATTTCTAAATAATTTTTTTAATTTTAATTTACTTTTGTCTTCTAAGTTCTGCTAGTCTAGTTAATCTTGCTGCTTCCTTAGATTTTTTGTCCTCTAATACTTCTTTGAAAGTGTTAGTAGTTACTTTTGGTGCAGCAGATTCGTTTGCTACAACATTGAATCTTTCAGTTAATACTGATAGTTCTTTTTTAAGTTCTTCAATTACTTCTGCTTGTGGTTTGAGCATTTCAGCGATTGCTTCAACAAGACCTTCAGCGTCGAATTCCTTCTCTTCTTCTTTGTCTTCGTATTCCATCTCTTCTTCTTTCTTTTCTTCTTCGAAAGTTTCTTCTGCTTCTCTTACTGATTCTTCACCACCGTCTTTTTCTTCAACGTTTGTGATTTCACCAGACTCACCAACAGTAATAATCTTGCCATCAGTTGTCTCATGAGTGCCTTGTGGAGCAAATGGGTCAGAATCTGCACCTTCTCCTGCTCTTACAAATAAGATTGCTCCTGGTTGTAATTCGCCTTCAGTATAGACTTCAGTTCCATCTACTAAAGTTGCCTCAGCAAACTGTAATTCTACAGTCTCTTCGATAACTTCTTCAGCACCTAACATAACTTTAAGTTTTGTAATAACTTGATTTACATTCATATTATTATAGGTTTAATTTGTCAGACGTTATTATCTGATACTATTAAATATATTTGGTGTATTTAATGACCAAACTGAAACTATACTCAACTATGCGGTATAATAACTATAACTTTAAAAACAATAACAATTATGAACGGAAACATGTTAGAAGCGATATCTTTAACAAAGAACGCACAAGAATTAATGGAAGAATTACTTAATGGATTTGACGAAGTAGCAGAATTTGATCCTACTCTTACCTTAAACGGTGATAGATTATCTGATGTAGCAGATGATAATGAATACTGGGAAGAATGGGGTGACCAACAATTCTATTATAGAAGATTAATTTCAGCATTAAGTCTATTAATAGACACGAATGAAAGACTTAGGTCTATACGTGATAAGAATGACTTAATTTGTAGTGCTATTGATAGAAGTGCTCCAGAGGTATATAAGAATATAGTTAAGGAGATAAGAGATTCTTATGACAAATTAAATCAAGACTAACGCACTTACATAGATGCGTAGTTAAAAAGGAGGACTATTCGTCTTCCTTTTTTCCTTTTCTAATATCTCGAATACGAATTATATTTAAGATTATACCTGTTACTAAAAGGGCAAGTGTTAACCACTCATTAATTCCCATTGCTAGCGCTCCGCCTCCTGCGATAGTGCTGCCTGTTGCTATCGTATCCTTGATATCGTTTGTCATATTATTTCTTAGTTGCACGCTCTATGAATTGACCTGTTATAGAAAATCCATTTAGTTCGCCATCTTTAATTTTTTTCCAGGTATCTTTGTCATTAATCTTGTAACTAACCATCCATGTGTGCTTAGGAACATTGAATCCCATCGCTTTTGACTTGTCCATCTCTGGATCTTCTACGATCCAAGATTCTAACAAAGTATTATCTATAGTAACATTGTCGTCGTGATTGACATCAGTGTTATTCATCTTATTATATTCGAAAAACTTTTTAGAGATTTTCTTGATTGTATCTTCGGTAAAGTAAACATGGAATATATTACCCTGTTCGTCTTTACGAGGTATAAGAGTATTAGGTGTCATTGCTGGTCCAGTGATAATCATTTGTTCATCATCAGAGAAGTTCCATGTAGACATCTTATATCCACCTCTAGGTCTACTTTCCATAGTCTTTCCAAGATCACCTGATGCTCTACCTTCACTAACTACTACAGTTCTTCTACCTTCTCTGAAAACGCGAACTGCCTCAAACCAATGGCGACAATTAGGACCTCCATGCCAACGTGTAATTGCAAATTGACCTCTATCTATTCCATTACCTACTTCTATACCCATTCTTCTGAGTTCTGTTAGAGTATAGACTTTGTTTAATCTCATCATTGCTTTACAGAAATCTCTTTGTGGTGTAGGACCAGCGTATCTGTATTTTAATTCACCTTCATCTGATGGATCTTTCTTACCTAAAATGTCTAAACCTATAATAGCTTTTAGAGTGTCTGTAAGATCACTAAATCCTGCTTGTGATTGAGATATTTCGATGGTGTTTGCATAGTCTAAGACTTCACCGAATTCACTGTGGGAGACCATCTGAAGGAAAGGGTCTGTTACATCTTCTTCCTTCTGTTCTGTTCTAATCTTTTTTAGTTTAGATTGTGCCCATTCAATTCCACTAGTTCCTCCCCATGCATCCCACATAAGTTTACCACAACCTTCAGAGTATGGTGTGTCTGAATTCTTCTTATGTCTTGCAAAACTTGCCATTCTAGCAATGGTATCTTCT